TAGACCCCGCAACAGCATGGGGTCTTACGGATGGATGGATTGCGCCTAGTAAAAAATCCGGTGGAAGAAAATACAAAACTCGTCAAACCAAACTACGCAGGATACGTAGGAAAACTAGAACTAGAAAGAATCGCAGAAGGTAGATTTGTTTAAGACATTTCCAACTCCTTTGAGGGTGCAGGTTTATTTTTGAATGCTTCTTTTCTCTTTGCAACAATAGCCTCAATCGTAGTCAACATCTTGTATTGCTCTGTGTAAAAGTCGCCACTATACACACCTCCACCATCAATCAAGTTTTGGTTAGTAAATAATGTCTGCACAATAATATCATCGGTTTCAAACAAGACGTCTACCTCACCCTTTTTCTCTTCATTCTTGACTACCACAAAAAATATTCCATATGCATTATTTGTTCTTGTTTTTAAATAATCAGAAAAGGCGTTGAAATATGTAAGTACACCCCCGTATCCCACATTTAATTCATATTCGGCCATACCCATAATCGGATGCACGTACAAATAAAACTTTTGTTGAGGCAATGAAAGTATCTTTTTGAATCGTTCAACGCATCGTTGAAAATATTGATAATCCTTTTCCTGTCGGATATCATGATGGGACATGGCAAGTTTCATGCCATATGTTCCAATTTTATTTTCTGGGCTCTCGGAGATATACTCATTTTCGTAATATTTGTTATAAACAACGTTTTCATTGCATACATGGGTCTTAACATTATCACATAAATTAAATGTTTCGCTTTGTTTCTCTTCATAATTCTCTACACGCAAATATTCTACAAAGTCCGTCTCGATGCAATGAACCAATACGTCCAATTTTGATACAACCCAGTCAAATGGATAGGTTTCAAATTTATGTCTCATCTCCTTGATGAGAGAAGCAGAAGTACATCTATGGCCAACTGAAAATAAAATGGTCTTTTCTGCAAGTTTGTTGTCAACAAGTCCGTCATGCAAGTCGTCGCCCATATTTATAAATTAAATTACTTAAAATATACGATTTTAACTAATTTACCATATCTTTTTTACCAAGACAAATCCTGCTAAAGCCCCAAGTACTTCTACTATCAGATATAATATATAATCCATTTGTGTTATTTTATTGGCTACCATCATACTAGTAGCAATCGCTGGATTGAATATCCCACCAGATATAGATCCACCTAAAAAAACGGCAATTGCAAGTGCTGCACCATGTGCTAAATAATTGCTAGTGGAAAAAACTACAACTGAAAGCAAAAAAGTTCCAAGAAATTCAACAATATATTTATTCATTTTCTATATTAACAGAAAATAAAGGTATTCAGACAAAGATCATTACCATTTTGTTTTTTTCACGCTTATTTTTGGACCTGCACCCTTTTTCTTACTATTGCCTGGATCATACTTTTCCTCTTCATCATCAGAGTGCATATCTTTTGAAAGTTCCCAAAACTCTTTTGACCCCAATTTAAAATCATTATGCGAATCTGCCTTGTACCAAAAAACCTGTTCTTGTAGTTTATTTGATTTTGCATTGTTGTTGATTACTAAACATTCGTAATTTTCAGTGCATTGGTCCATAACCTGACAAAACGATTCAAATGTGGGAAACATACCCGCATAATTTTCAAAAATACGCTTGCGATTTGCAATATATGGCTCACGCAGAATAAACACATAATCAATATTTGTACGAAGTGCAGGCGGAATACCCAACGGATATTGCATAGTAATTATTAACATGACTTTCCAATGACGCCCATTCATAAATAACAGGCGCATCATCTTGTCTCGAGACCAGGTATTATCATATAAACAATCATCCAAAATGACAAATGTGCGCGGGTCTATTGTGCTACGCTTAAATGTTTCAACCTCCTTTTTGATTTGTTTTAGAACAGATCGCTGACGCTTTAGGATATTCTCAACGATTGCAGTATTGTATTCATTATGAATAAATAGTTTTGGCACAAGTTTACCATAAAACCCGTTGCCTTCTTCTGTCCCTGAAATTACTGTGCCGATAGGTATGTCTTGGTGATAAAATAGCAAGTCACGAACTAAGAAACTCTTACCCGTATCACGACGACCAATAAGCACGACTACAGGTCCCTTGCTTTCATTTGGCTTAAAACTTATACTTTTCATGTCAAATCTTTTTAATTCTAATGTCATATCTTCTGTATATATAATTCATTTTAGAAAAAGTGGAGGGGATTATACGCAATCAATGATGCAATAAATATATGTCTGGCATTACATTCTATTTGCGTTGAATCCCTTCCACATTTTCTAAATGCGAAGTATATGAACGATATAGTTAACTACAAGAAGCGTAAAAACACTGAATTATTCAAATCTTTAGAAAGATTCGATTTAGACCAGACTCAAAACTATATTCCAATTTATACTAAATTAATGACGTTAAATGAAACCAATTTTAATAGTGTCAATTTAAATCATACCTTGTATATTACCAATGTTATTAACAATATTGAGGGAAATCAAAATTTATACAAGTGTTCGCTGAAGAATTCCGCCGACGACCAGCTGAAAATAAAACCCAAAAATGTGTTTTGTAAGATGGCTCCTTTATTAGACCCAATAAGGTATTTGATAGGTAAATATGATGTAACAGATAGTTCATTAATGAATTTGCCTTCCATAAATTCTACATCTTCTTCTGTCAATTCAAAACTATTAGATGTGAATAATTCGGCCTATGTTGACAGCTTGTTTTCTCATCTAACAAGTCAATTGCTCTCTAAGCATGGATTCATACATGGTATAGAGTTTTATGGTTCATTCTTGTCCATTAAGAAGAACTTTAAACTAAATGTGTTTGATGACTTGGATTATTTGATCAAGTCGGATTTTTTCAACAAGAATAAAAACCAGTTATTTCAGATTGAAGATTATAGCGCTTTGTTTGACGATGACACAAGTAAGAAGAATCTCCCTGCTATTAAAATTGATGCAACCGGACAGGATTGTAATTTTTCAATTGATCCCATAGAAGATATACTATTTAATGAAGTATTTGATACTTCTCAACCAGATGATAGTGTATTGGCATTAACAACTGATAATTTGAAAGAACTCAGCATGGAAACATTTGCCCTTAATACACTGAGTTCTCATAATTCTGAGTCTGGTGGGTCCGAGAGCTCATCATGTTCTTCTAGAACAAGTCATACTAGAGACTCGGATAGTTGTGGTGATGAGAACTCTACAGAAGAATGGACCGACGAAAATAGCGACGATGATGATGAGGATGATATCAGCGAGGATGAATGTATATATGTTACCTTTCCAAAATATCCAGTGCAAGTTATTTGCATGGAACAATGCCAAGATACGCTGGATAATCTCATGTTGAAAACCGATATGGATGAGATTCATTGGATGTCCGCACTGATGCAAATTATCATGACGTTAATTACTTATCAAAAGGTATTCGCCTTTACGCACAATGATTTACATACGAATAATGTAATGTATGTGCCTACGGATAAGAAATACATATATTATTGTTTCAAGAACAAGTATTATCGTGTCCCGACATTTGGTAAAATATTCAAAATCATTGATTTTGGGCGAGGTATTTATAAATACGATGGAAAACTTTTATGTAGCGATAGCTTTAGTTTTGGTGGCGATGCCGCAACCCAATACAACATTGAGCCCTATTACAATGAGAAAAAACCGCGATTGGAGCCAAATTATAGTTTTGATTTATGCAGATTAGCTTGTTCTATGTTTGATTATTTAGTGGATGACATGGATAGTATCAAGGATTTAAGTAAGTGTGATACTATAACCAGAATCATCGTTGAATGGTGCTTGGATGATAATGGATTGAACGTCTTGTACAAGAATAATGGGGCGGATAGATATCCCGATTTCAAGTTATATAAAATGATCGCGCGATGCGTGCATAAACATACGCCTCAGGCCCAATTGGAGCGCAAGGAGTTTAATGCATTTATATTTCCCAAGAAACAAATTCCCGGAAATGAAAAGGTCATTAATATTGATGATTATCCGTCATATGTATAAATCGTCATAGGTACAAATCGTCATAGGTACAAATAATAATAATAATTGCTGACGTATAATAAAAATATTTGTAAAAATTTTATTATACTTTATTGTGCCTAGCCAAAAATTATTTATCTTGTATAATTATAAGATTCTTTCATGTCGTCGTATGGATTTATTATTACTAGACACGTTAATTCCGAAAAAACCAATAAATATTGGAATCATGCGGTAAGAAGTATACGACGATTTTATCCATTTAGAAAAATAGTCATTATTGACGACAATAGCAATCAAGCATTTGTAAAAGCAGAATACGAGTACAAAAATATTCAAATAGTGAAATCTGAATATCCCGGCAGAGGAGAATTGTTGCCATACTACTATTTCTACAAAAATAAATACTTTGATAATGCTGTTATTTTGCACGACAGCGTGTTTTTCCACAAACGAATTCATTTTGAAAAATTAAACAAGGTGAAAGTTCTTCCTATGTGGCATTTTGATATGAATGAAAATATGGAAAATTGTTTACGACTAGCCAAGTATCTTGATAACTCAGAGGCCATTCAATTCAAGGTCTCACCGGAGACGATAAACATGTTAACGTATAAACCAGCTGATATTTGGCATGGATGTTTTGGAGTTCAAAGCTACATTAATTATGATTTTCTCTCTATGATTCAAAAAAAATATAGTCTTTTCAATTTATTAAAA